CATTTTCCCCAATGATTTATTAAGTTCTAAAGCTTTATTTGCAGGTCTTGCAGTTTCGATGTAATTCTTCTTAACTTCTGAAATCTCTTTAGTCATGACACTCATAGCCTTTAATGTATCAGCTAGTTGTGACTTCATTACATCTAGCTCACTTGAACCTTTTGGATCAGGTGATGCAGGTTGAGCGCCTGACGCTTCACCTTCTGGCATATCACTACCGTGGGCTTTGTTTGCAGGTTCGTCTTCATCGTCTTCATCGTCGTTGTGTGCTGCCTTCTTTTTGTCAGTATCCTTAGGCTTAGCGCCAATAGATAGTTTTTCAGCTTGCTCTCTAATAGCTTCAGCTTGGTCCTCAGATAATTCTTCTCCAGCTTTCATTTTGTCCATGGCAGCTTTCAGAATATCACTTTTATTTATTTCCACTTTTTTTACTTCCTCGACTTTCTTTTTAGTGTCAGTCTTTTTTATTTTTTCTTCTTCAACCGCTTTGGATGTTTTATCAGTTAAATTATGATAATGATCTACTTCTTTACCTGTTGATGTTTTATTCGTGGCAACTTGACCTTCTATAATATGATCGTGTTCGTTATCAACAGATGTCTTAAAATCTCCTTTTTTATATGTGTGAGTATGTCCTATGTTTTCTGTTGTAAGAAATTCGGGCCCTTGTTTATGTATATCTTTATCCTTATTTTTAGGATTGTTACGTATAGATTTTGATTCTATTGGATAATGACCAGATTTGTTTACTTTATCCATTGAGTAAAAGTCCCCACCCATTTGCACAAAGAAACGTGGTTCTTGAGGCTTCATGCTTTTTGCAACTGCACTATGAGCGCCATTTAAAGCTAATTGACAGATAGGGCTCCTGGCTTGAGCGGTTTCGTATTGTTCAAATCCGTTAATTTGTTCAGTAAGCACACCATCTTTATTGGTAAACGTACTTGGTTTTGTTTGCCCACCACCTACACTTGAACCTGTAATCTCACCGGTTTTAATACCTTCCCATACCTCATCGGCTCTTTGGGTAGAATCCTGATTAATTTTGTTTAAATGCAATATTGCATCGTCACCTGTTTCGTGATGTTTGCATCTTTTCCATGCAACAGTACGACCCACTATTTTATTGCTATGCTCAAAACTTATAGGAGCATTATTTTTCATAAGTTGGATCTGTTCTTTTGCTATATCTTCAATGGGGATGAGTTGCCCTTCTTTATCTCTAATATCTACGCTTGCATAACTCACGAAAACCCTATCCTTGCCCTGGACAACAGCGTCTTCTATTGCATCGAATGAATCTTTTTTATTAAAAACGTCAATAACCTCAAGAGTACTTAAACCTTCTCCGATATTTGATTTATTGCAAAATAATATTTCTCCCATTTTCCTTACTCTTCTTTTATTTCGAATCCGAACTCTCTATTTGATTGGGTTATTGCATCCCGTAAATAAGGTGTTTCTTTGATTCCGTTTTTCTTGATTGATACCGCTATTGCCCACGCAGCCTGTCGGGCCTTCTTTTTGTTCTTGATGCCTAACTTTCGAGTAACCCACCTCTGTAATGGATCAACCGGAGGCATACTCCCTTCCGCTCTACCATCATGCACATCACTTGCATAAGGTGCTGGGTAAACGATTGTTTTTTCATTTGTGCTTATATTGATGTTTGCTGTTTTGAATAAATTTGATGTGTCGATTTTCTCTGCCGATATTAAGTTCTCCTGGCTGAGTTCAAATACCCTTCTGACATAATCGTTCAGGTGATCATCCATTGCTTTTTCTACTTCTCTTATGTTTTCTTGCTCTTGGCTCATTTTGCTATAAAACTATGCCTTCCGCTGTAATGACTAAGTGGCGCGTTCTTATCTACTGTCCACTCGGGGAATTCTTTAGCGCTTTCCTCTTCTATTATTTTAACGTATTCATCCCAGGGAACACCGTTTTGAGTACGTTTTTTGATTCGTTTGCTTGTTTTTGTTGTATTAATATCATCGGGACCTCTATGAAAATATTTTAATTTGTCCTCAGGGTCTATCTTTTGATATGAGTTTCTTCTCGCTGCACTTGAAACTTTACCTGTTTCTGTTCGTGCAATAGTACGGGCCCTTGATTCTGAAACTCCTGATATTTCCTGAATACGATTAGTCATCTGATCAGGGTTTAGTCCTCCGGGTGTTTCGAATGCGTCTTTAATGAGTTCGTTTATATCTTCAGTTGTTTCTTCTGATAGGTCTTTATAGGCTTGAGTTAGTGCCTCGCTATTTGATAAAACCTTTATTGCTTCTTTATCTATACCGCCAAAACCGATGGTAGTCTTCATTTGAGCCTCAACTTGGTTTATTACATCCTTGTATGTTTTCGTTAATAAGGGCAAAGATGCTGTTTTAATTTGTGCAGTTATTTTTGTATTAATTGATTTTAACGCTTCTTTTAGTTCTTTCTCGCTTGGATTCCTTTTGTGTTTCTTAAAAAATTTTTCGATAATATCTTTAACTGCATTCTCCATCTCTGTACTTTTAGGTGTTACACTAATGGCAGCCTTGGTTATCGTTTTGACGGGTTTGGAAGAACTATCATATTTGACTATTGATTTATTAGGAGTGCCACTTATCTCAGGGTTTAGATCAGGGCTTGGATCATTACTTGAATTAGATTGTCCGAATCCTCCAAATTGATCAGGTATTTCAGGCTTAACGATTTTTCCGCTTTTAATCTTAACGTCCTCTAGCTCCTCGTCCCATTCTGCATCTAGTCCTAACTCCGCAGCTTGACGACCAATACCGAGGCTCTTTGTTTTTCTGTCCAGGAGCGCAGCCTTGTCCTGTTCTTCAGTAGGTCGTAAGAATGCCGTTATACCTGACATTCCCATAACTTGTAATATTCTAATAAGGAACTTTTGGTTATATCCGCTTTGGTTATCTTCTACCGCTCGGTTGGTAACTGTGTACTGCATGCCTTCATCATTTAAACCACCACCGGAACTCGTATCATTTGAAAGAAAAGGACTAATACCATACATAAAACCGACTGCGTTTCTGTATTCGTTTCTTAATTCTGAGTATTGTAACTCGTCAAAATTTTTCATAAAATCAATATATTCTACAAACTTACCGCCCTGACCGTTTCCTCTTGCAGAAGGTGGGACGTTCATAATTGCAGGTAGATGTACATTTTGCCTTACTCGATCGACCATGGCTTTCCAAGCTTTACCTATTGATTCGCTGTTCGCAGTGTTAAACACAATCATACTTTTAGGTGGTCGCTTTCCAGTATATAACTCGTTTACATAACAATCTTGTTGTGATATTGTATTGATTTTAAGCCAAGCTGACATGAGTGGACTAAAGCCTTCTCTTACACTCGGGTGGTATCTATTGTTATAAACCAATTCCCACTCAAAATAATATAAAGCTTTGTCATCTGTGCTTTTATAGAAAATTTCGTATAACCGCTCTCCTGTTTCTGGATGAAAATATTTGTCTTCTTCATCTTTATCCTCATCACCTTCTTTAAATATAACGTTGATCATATCTCTTGGGTTTACTACGATTTTTTCTGTACGGTTGCTTATGTAACTGAGTAAAATATTACCGTTATCGTCTCTTGCAGGTTCGTCCTTATCATTCTGAACCTTCTCTATAGACATAGGAGACCACCTTAAAATCTCCCTTAGTTTCTGCTTTTCAATTTCTCCCGTTTTATCGTTGAGTAAATAAGCAATCTTAAAAAACATGTACTGATTATCGTACGTATTCATGTCGTCCTCCAATGATTTCAAAACATCAATAATACTCTGTCCATTTCTGTTTACTTTTTCGAAGTACTTTTCAATAAAAAATATGTCAGAATTAAGCTTCTTCTTGTCTACCTCTACCTTCTCCTCACTAGTTTGCGTATCTGAATCGGTAGACTTAGCCTGGGCGACCTCGATTCCGTTTCTAAAGGCCTCAGTTCTCAATGCCCGGTGCATACCTACGATCATATCAGAATAGTTTGCTATTTCCTTTAAGTAAGACATCTCCCAGGGGAATATTTTATGCATCCTATACCCGCTTGCTGAGTAATATAAATCTCCTGTGTTTGGTCTGTCTGGTTCTACTGCTGCTTGAATTTTAGAAATCTTTTTGTGAATTGCAGTGTTGGTTTTTATATTAGCTTGAACTGAAACATACTTCTTAACTGACTTCCAAAAACCCATGACACAACCAAAATAAAACTAAGATGACATAAATTTATAGAATTCTCTTTAAAAGTTTATTTTTAATTGTGTTATACGAATAATATTTATTATATAAATTATTATTAAAACACTAAGCCTGAATCGTCTTCTATTAGTGTAACTTCGGTGTCCCTTAATAAAAAAACCATCCTTTGATTCAAAACATCAAAATAATCAGGACTAAATCCTAAGTGTTTAATCATATCTTTTTTTGGTATGATCCTTTTTTTGGCTTCGTCGTCATCTACTTTAGCTCTTTTTAATTGTGATAGTTCCAGGATAATACGGTCGATGATCTCTTCATCTGTGCAATGTATTTTTATTTTTCTTTCATTAATTAATTCAGCCAACTTAAAACCACACTCACTCCTTAAGTTTGCAAACTCTTCACCATCATAAGCGCTGCTGTTTCCATGGAAAGCATAGATACCCTTCACATAACTTTTAAGGTAATTACCTAGTCCGTCAGAATCGACTACGGTTTTACTTCTTCCCACTTTGTTTATTTTAAGCTGCTCTTTAAGATCATCCTCTATACTCTTGCCCGTGGATTTGTCCTGCACTACAGGAAAATAACAATTAAGTCCGTTCCATATTGATATGATAAATTTATCTCTCCCTTGCATGGCCAGGTCACTCGAGCAATGCATATCGCCATTAAGTTCTACATGATCGTTGGTGAATAAATCCATAATTGCGTCATAGTCCACCAAACAAGAAGGATCATCGTCATACTCGAAATTTCCATGCAGCAATCTTTCTCTAGTTATTAGACTTGCTTTTTCAAGACTTTCAATATAGCCAGGCTCTATAAATGGATTATCTGCAGGTAATGCCTGGACAAACTTTCTATGCTTTGGCAATGTCTTCTTCTTCCATGGATGAAAAAATCTTCTATACACATGACCCTTATCCGGGTTGAATGTCTCTATTGTTATGGCCTTAATGTTATATTTTTCGTTGTTC